CCCTGATCCAACCAGGATATTTGGGTAGCAATCGCGGCGTTTCGTTCTACTGCGTATAGGAGTTGTTTTTCAACAGACTTCTGTATACACATGAACTCCGGAGGCTCAGCGGATATAACCGCGGGCCCCTAGAGTCTTTCGGAACAAACGCACCTCGAGCGAAGGGCTCGGCTTCCTCTGCCCCAACCATGCGCTGATATTCATCAGCAACGTGACTAAGGTTGTAGAAGAAGTACTTGTCGTAGGGGAAATACTCCGCGAGACGCGGGATAAATCTCCAGGACGAGTACCGAAGAACAGGGCTTGTCCCGTCTTCGCTGGCCCCCGATCCATGCCTCGGTTTACCCTCGTAGGGGGATACCCCCGCGAGCAAACGTGACACGATTCGACGTGCTCCCCGTAAGATAGTGATTTGGTCAGAGACCGCTTCACGAATCTTGAATGTATCCGGATGGTACAGGTCTCTGTCAGATAACTGACGGATTCCTGCTCTAAAAGCCTTACAGGCTTCCTCGTCACCAAATATAGTGACTTGTTCCGGGGCCATCGGGTCGAGCTCTGCTAACGTAGGATATTGAGACCATGTATTCGCTGGTGGAATGTAATGAAACATCCCTCCAAGGAATTTTGCCAGTTGCCGAGTGGCAACAGGTACATTGTCTGTATCGTACAAGCAGAAGGTTTGACGAAGGTCGGCCTCGGTCTCTTTAAAAGAGTCGAGGACTTCCTCCATCTGGCCTAACGTTGGCTCTACACGAAGCTTGTACCACAGCTCAGTGAGCTGGCGGATACAAGCTACCGCACCTGCCTCATTCCGACGTTCGGTATCCGTGCTAGTGACTTTGATGTTGCCATCATCATCAAACAACACAGCGAACGCCTTGCTAAGGAACAAGGGGTAGGGTTTCCCATCAGTACTAGCCCATCCAGGAAATAAGGAAGGATCGAGTGAGCCTTTTCTAAGGCCCTCGAGTAGTCCTTTCCCAATTCTTGGTAGGGTGGTTGTACAAAATGGCAACCCTTCAGCCCGAATACGTTTTTGGAAGGTCTTTCGATCTTCCGGTAACACGTACTCGGACAGTTGCGACTGTTTATATGTTAGCTGAAGCCACATGGCTTCCAACCGTTTCAAGATAACATTTTTCATAATGTGTTCTTGTTGCGTACGCATATACCATAACAGTCACTTACCCGCTATAAAGCGGTTGAGCGAACCAAGTGAGGACGGGACCGCGCCTATAAAGCGCGGTTACCCCGTCCATTGGTGTAGCTCTAGTCGGCCTTGGGGCTAGCAGCTTTAAGCTGTTTAGCCTTGAGGTAACCAGTCCGTAATCGTTCGTACAATACGAGAAGGATCGCTAGTGTACCCAAAGTCCCCGGGTGGATCTCTCCACCTAGAGGCAATTGGATGCATTCGCTTTCTTGAATCTCGACGGCTTTAGCCGGAACGAACGGCTCGAACAATGGATAAGACGGAAGCGGAGGTACTGATTGCACATTTTCATGTGCGTTGGAACCTTCGCCCATCTTAGTATTCCATTGCGGCGACTTCGTCCCTCACTTGCGTGAGGAGCTTTTCGCACATTTCGAGCACGCGGTCTGATTCAGCAATGGAGTGCGTAGCTTTACGCACAACGGAGATGGATCCTTGAACGAATCCATCATACGTGTCATTGCCAGAATCGTACTGCGGCACCTTAATGGTGACGGTAGAC